GTGTAAAATGATAGTTTAACAATTGATATGATAAAAAACATATTTTATTGATATTCAATACAATTTCTTGTATTCCTCCATTCAAATAATTATTTTCTACTAAACTATTGAAACTTGTTTTTACACACGTAAATTCTGTGTTTTTATTTGTTTCTTTTCTTTCTTGAACGTCTTTGCGAGTTTTTTTCTCTTTGATGGGTGTGTCTTCCTTCTTTTTCTTTCCCATTATAATATACCTAAATATTTTAATTTTAAGTATTTTATGTTATAATTAATAAATTTATATAAAAAATTGATATAAAATCTTTTGTGTTTATATTTATTAATAAATAAAAATGAAAATAATGAAAACAACCGAACAGTTTATAATAGAAGCAAAACAAATACACGGAGATAGATATGATTACTCAAAAGTTGTCTATACTGGAAAAGATAATAAAATTATTATTTATTGTAAAATTCATGGAGAATTTGAACAACGCCCTAACTCACATTTAAGAGGGATGAATTGTAAAAAATGCTCAGTATTAGAAGGTAGTGCAAAACAAAGAAGCAATAATGAAGAATTTATAAAAAAAGCAAGGGAAATGCATGGAGATAGATATGATTATTCAAAAGTTGAATATACAAATTCAAAAAATAATATAACTATTATTTGTAAAATACATGGTGATTTTTTACAAGAACCGCACACACATTTAACTGGATGTGGATGTAAAAAATGTGGTAATATTTTGAGAGGTGAAAATAGAAAATTTACAAACGAAGAGTTTATTGAAAAAATAAAAGAAATACATGGAGATACATATGATTATTCAAAAGTTCAGTATACAGGTATTTATAATGAGATTATTATAATTTGTAAAAAACATGGTGAAATCAAACAAAATGCGAATACCCATTTACGTGGACATGGGTGTAAAAAATGTGCTGACATATTAAGAGGTGAAAAACGAAAATTTACAAATTGTGAATTTATAAAAAAATCAAAAGAAATACACGGAGATAGATATGATTATGAAAAAGTAAATTATACTGGATGTGATGATAAAGTTATCATTATTTGTAAAAAACATGGCGAATTTGAACAAACCGCAAATACCCATTTACACGGTAGTGGTTGTAATTTATGTGGAAATGAACAAACAGGTAATCATTTTAGACATGATAATACGGTTTTTATTATGAAAGCAATAGCTATTCATAAAGATAAATATGATTATTCAAAAGTAGAATATACTGGAATAGATAATAAAATAATTATTGTATGTAAAATACACGGAGAATTTGAACAAATTGCGTATAGTCATATTAATGGACAAGGGTGTCCAACATGTGGAAAAATTAAAAATTCAATACAACGAACTTCATGTACAGATGAATTTATAGAGAAATCTATAAAAATACATGGAAATATATATGATTATTCAAGTGTTGAATATAAAAAATCTGATATAAAAATTTCTATTATATGTAGAAAACATGGTGAATTTTCAATAAAACCAGGAAACCATATGCAAGGTCAAGGTTGTCCACTTTGTATTAATAAAACAGAAGGAAAATTATATATAAATTTAATACAGTTCTTTCCATCTTTACAAAAACAATTCAAACAACAATGGTGTAAAAAGATATTTCATCTTCCATTTGATTTCTGTATTCCTGAATATAAAATAATAATAGAATTAGATGGTCGTCAGCATTTTCAACAAGTACGAAACTGGTCTTCTCCACAAGAACAACAAGAAAACGATAAATTCAAAGAAGAATGTGCAAATAATAACGGTTATTCAGTAATTCGTTTATTACAGGAAGATGTATTTCATGATACTTACGACTGGGTAAAAGAATTATGTGATGCTATTGAACAAATTAAATCCAGTAATGAAATTACAAATATATATTTATCTAAAAACAACGAATATGATAATTTTTAGATAGATTGTTCTTCTTTCTTCTTTTCTTTCTTTTTCAAATAATAATTACGTCGCCATTCTTTCAATTTATCAGGGTTTTCATTTTTCAGTTTTTCCATATAATTTTTTGTTCGTTCTTTAACAACATCCTTGTTATTTTCGTAATATTTTAGATGCCGATTGCTATTTGTATATTTTTTCAAATGTTCTTCTAATTCCTTAACATATTTTTCCATTTTTTCTATTTTTTGTTTCAATTCACTTACTTCGTCGTTAGAATTCATTATATATAACTAAAATATATAATAAATACATTTTTAAGTTTTTTATGTTATAATTTTATATGACGCATCACAAAAGCGAAGATTATAAACTACAAGCAATTAAATATTATTTAGTGGAAGATAATACACAAGAAGAAGTTTGTAAAGTATTTGAATGTTCTCGCCGTAGTTTGATGAGGTGGGTAGAACAATATAAGAAAAAAGGTAATTTAGAAAGAAATAATAGAACGCCTATTGCATACAAAGTAAAAAGAGAACATATTCGGTTTATCAAAGATGAAATCAATAAAAACAAAACAATTACTATGGAAGATTTGTTGTTTTTATTGAAACGAAAATATCCATCTTTATCATTGAGTAGGTTTCATCTAAATAGAGTTGTAAATAACAACAATATAACTTTGAAATTAACAAGAATAAGACATGAACCTACTCATAGATGGGGTAAAGAAATAAATATCAATGAAAAATTAGATGAATTCTATAAAGAAATTAGTAAATATAAAATAGAAGATATTATTTGCATAGACGAGACAAGTATAAAATCATTACAGAAACGTAATCATTGTTATAGTCAAAGAGGGAAACGTTGTGTAATAAAAACACAATCACAAGATGTATTCAAGAAATATACTGGTATATTTGCTATTTCTGTAAATGGTCTAGAAGGATGGGATTTATATGAAAAAGGTGGTATAAATACCGAACGATTAGTTGAATTTTTGCAGAAATTTATCACAGAAAAATACAAAAATAAAATTATTATTTTAGACAATGCATCTGCACATAAAAATGATACTATACGTGAATTAGTAAATAAGCATAACAAATTGTTATATAGTGTTCCGTATCAACATTTTAGCAATGCAATTGAGAATTATTTTAGTATGTTGAAATCAAAATTACAAAAGTTTAGTGGATTGAAATATGCGAATTTAAGAGAAAACATAACAAAGGCAATAGAAATAATACCGAAAGAACATTATAAGAACATCATAGAAGGTGCTTATAATAGAAAAGAAAAATATATTGCAAAGAATAAAACTCGCAAAAACCCAAAGAAAATGTATCTATAATGGGCGTTTTAAATGTGCAAAGGTGTAAAATTAATGGACCCGAGTTTAACAGTTATTGTATTAGAAAACAGATTACAACAGGGTAATAATTTGAGAACATTGTCGCGTACAAACTGTATATGGGTAAAAACAAATATAAACAAAAAATATACACAAGAATATTGGAAGTGGGTTGTAAAAGAAAAAGATAAAAAAGAATTATTTAACACGTTCATAAATGAGAATCATTATAAAAACTTCGGTAACAAGAAGCCTTATGATATAATACCCGATGATGGAAGTATTGACGTGTTGAAACCAATAGAAAAAACATATAAACGTGGTAATACAACGATTCGCGAACTAGAGCTTGATTTAGCACAGAAAGCACAAGAAAAAGGCGTATTAATAATTCATACAAGAGAGTCGTACGATTCGTATATAAGCAAACAAACCGCAGTTGTATTTGATTGTACTGGTGGTAATATTGGAAAAAAAACAGATGAATCAACATACCAATATTATGTTGACAAGACAAGACAAACGAATGGTGCAGGAATAAATATAAACTCATTTAATTTTATTACTAAAGACTCTACAAAAATACCATTCGTTTGTATAGGTGACTCATTATTCAGAGGAGATTTTACAACTGGATTGGGTGTTAACACAAATTTTACATTAACATATTTTGTTGCAATGATATTCATAAATAATATGGAAAAATCTGATATAAATAGAATCGATTCTGTTAAAAAAAAGAATACTAAAACATGTTATGGTGCGTTTTGCAGAATGTTTAAAAGATCGAGTGATTTAGATGAACCACTCCTACAAAATGGCGGAAATTCAAATCTTCGTCAATATACAAGAAAATATGGTATTTTTAATAAATATAAGATAGTTAAAAAAATAGAAAAAACACATAAACTAAAACAACGGCGAAAAACAAAACGTAAGAAACCAAATGGACAAACAAAACGTAAAACATAAGACTCTTGTAAAAACTATTTCGGCAAATAATTTTTCCGAGTATTTTTCCCAGCTTTTTTTGCGCGTCGGCGCGTTTTCGCTTTGAGTGTCGTCAAATAGAAAAACTCCTTGATATAATACATGATTTTTTGGGACACTTTCGTATGAATCTCATAATCAGGCGTCAAATGATAGGTTTTGTGTGATAATATAGCGAGAAGTGATGACCTATCCGGAAAATATTGCGGCATCATATTACACGCACGGTCCGCAATATCTTTCGCCGAAAGCGCATGATAATATTGAAAGGGTTGTATATAATAGATTTTATCAACATTCATCTTTTCATGATACACATCATCGATAAAACAGATTTCCGTAGATTTCGGCAACAAAGTGCATTTAATAAAATCACCATGGGTTTTCTGATGCGATGTTCGTTCCGGTTCGATGACTTTATCCCCGACTTTAAATGCGCAAATCGTCTTGTCAAAAAGTGGTCCGCCGATTTTTTCGGAAAAATAACGGGTGATGAGTTGCGGAATTGTCGGCGAATACCGATTGTTCGTGTATAAAAAAATCCGCGAACAATGTCCCTTTTGTTTCTTCTTGTATAAATATTCTAATATGGTCATGACCCCGCATCTTAGAAATTCCGGAAAATAATCGAGTATAACACAAAAGTCCGCAAAATCATGGTGTATAGAAGATTGCCACAGGGTAACTAGGGCCGAAAATTCACCAAGAGTTTCGTCTAAATCTAAGGCAATGACTTTTGACGATTTTTCGGTTTTCGACCCATGACCATATCCATTCTTGTGTGTTTGCACAAAATTTGACATGCTTATAATCTATTTACAAAACAATATAGAATCGTTTTACGTATTTTTCATAGTAAAAACATCATCATGACCGGTTCCTTTTATAAACTGGGTGCCATACAAAAAATGATCATGTATGAACCACCGTTTTCACTATCGCAATCGGTTGTAAATATTTTACGAAATTTAGAAAGTGAAATTGAACAAGTTTGCACAGATAAACCCGCCCAAACGCGCATACGCAAAAAACCATCTTCTGGAGGCGCTCTGCGTAAAATGGATGAACCATGGGAGGCTCAACCACTTCTAAAAGCGACCGTCTTAGAGATTGCTAAAGAAGGATTCGAGAAACAATTAAGTGATATACGCATATGTTTAAACAAATTATCCACCAAAACATATGACTCACTCAGGGACAAAATCCTGGAACACGTTGCGGCCATCATTCAAAATGATGCGGAAACTGAAAATGCCGAAAAAATCGCGGAATTTATCTTTGAAGTGGCCAGTTCAAATAAATTTTATTCGGAACTCTATGCAGAATTATACAAAGAATTGGTTGCAAAGTTTCCAATATTTGAAGACGTCATTGAATCGTTTGTAGATAAATATATGGACAGCATTCAATCCATTGTTGTGATTGACCAAAATAAAAATTACGATGCATTTTGCGAAAACAACAAGAAAAATGAAAAACGTAAAGCCACGGCGATTTTTATCGTCAATTTATTGAAAAATGATGTGATTGTTCCAGAAAAAGTAATCTCAATTATTATTTCTTTGCAAAATGATGCCATGACCTATATCGAAATAGAGGGGAAAACAGGTGAAGTCGAAGAAATCACGGAAAATCTGTTTTTGTTAATCACCATGACAATAATGGTCCTCAAAGGACATCCGCTATGGATTTCTACCATTGAACCGAATATTCGCACGTTTGCGAGTTACAAAGCAAAAGATAAAAAGAGTTTATCGAGTCGCGTTGTCTTCAAATATATGGATATTGTAGAGAAACATTTACCATAATCGATGTGAGTACAATCGTAAATATCGATTTCGCGCAGTTTTTGCAATAAATCGAATCGTTATTTTTTCATCAGCATAGGTTTGGATGATTGTTGTTGCGTGCGCAAGTTCGTTTTCAAACTGGTCGCGACGACGCATCATGAGTTTTTCGGCAGGAGAAAATGGTTTCCGGTTATATTCATCCGATGAATAGGTTTCATAGACTTGCGTCAAATTTTCGCTCCATTTAATTTTACTAGATAGATTTAGAAACTCCATAAGTGTATCGCGAACAATATGAATCATATTTGCAACATGTGGTTTATGTGCAGTATTATTTGCAATATCTCCGGACCGCATAGAATAGGTTCGCACTAATTGTATGCAGTCATCTGATTCCGCATCGGAATCCACCATATCTATATACGTAGTGGATATTTTAGAATTGCGATGGTCTAAATAATTGGAAACAAATTGAATCATGTTATTGTTATAATAACATAATTTTAGACCATTTGTTCAATTTTGCGATTATAAATATAAGTAATATATATAACACAATTATATGGTATCATCTTTATTACATGACAACATTACATATGATGAATCGGCTCCTATGAACAAAGATGTATTGCACAAATCATATGATTTATATGAAATGCCACTCCATGGTCACCTCATTCACATTGTGGTGGGACCGGCCGACTATCGACATACCGACAAACAAGTCATCTTTTATCCAATCTATTTAGTGCATGATGACAAAATAAAGGCGCAAATCGGGGTCTATGAAATCGCAGCAAATTCCGCACTCAGTATATTGGACAAGGAAGGTGATATAGATGTAATTATGTTTTCCGACCCTCTGTTGTTTTCTTTTGTTACTGAAAGATTCATTCAAAAAGCCACCGCAAAACCGGTAGTTCTTGATTCTGTCGAGTCAGAGGAATCTGACGCAGAGTCGGACGACGAATATTTATCAACCAAAAGTACATCTCCCGACACATCCATCGAACCCGTCAATATGGACAACATGGAAGCCGATGAAAGCGAACAAGCACTCACGCTAAAACCTCGCGCAACGGATGGAAAAAAAAGTGTTATAGAAATGTATTCGACCGAAATATTTGAACGCAATCCTCACGCGAAAATGCCGGCCGTTCTAAAGGAGGAAACCGAGGCCGATGCCGACGCCGAGAAAGGGGCGTTCAAGAAATCGTCGAAGAATTTGTGGATTGAGAATTATATGAAAAACAATCACTATGGCATTGTAGAAACCGAGATGAACGGGGATTGTTTTTTCGGAATGGTGCGCGAGGCGTATGCGCAAATCGGTCACGTGACCACTGTCGAAAAATTACGTGCTGTCCTGGCACAAGAATTGACCGACAGTGTCTTTCAAGAGCATCTGGCATTGTATAATGGATTTCAACATGAAATCGACGAACTCGACCGGGACCTCGAATCCATGAAGGCCACGAATACTTTGTATGCGAAACGTATGCGAAAAACCATGGAGAAAGTGGTGCGCGATGAATTGATTAGTGAAGCTGGCAAACTCAAGGCGCAATACAAAGAGGCAGTCGCCGAGCGCAAGGCGAAAATGGCTCTACAAACCGAATATGTCGGATATATGCACAATATCAAAACGCTTGAGCAATTCCGCGCATACATCCAGACGTCGGGATTCTGGGCGGATGCATGGGCAATCTCCACACTAGAACGCATTCTCAATGTGAAATTTATCATCATGTCGGAACAAGAATACGACAATGGGTCGCTGGCCTCTGTGCTCAATTGCGGCGAAGTAAATCGGGCAATCGAAGAACGCGGAATCTTTTCCCCCGAATTCTACATTATTGCGACCTACAGCGGTGACCATTATCGCTTGATAACCTACAAACACAAACGCATCTTTACCTTCCGTGAAATACCCTATGGCTTGAAAATACTCATTATCAAGAAATGTATGGAGCGCAATGCAGGTGTGTATTGGTTGATTCAAGAGTTCCGCAATATGAAGGTGGCTTTAGGCATCGACCCTGATGTCGGAAAACCCGTTGAGAACGACGACGAAGATTTAGGCGATTTGTGTGATAGTGATGTGGTATTTGTCTTTGGGGAAAAGGCATCCACGGTCGCGAAACCGGGGAAGGCTTCGGGGGAGAAGATTGCAAAAGCGAAAATGCCCGACTATGTAGATTTAGCGAAAAACAAGGACTGGCGGCGCAAACTGGATGATCGATGGACCGGTATGGTGATGACGATTGATGGTGCGAAATGGGCGTCGGTCGAGCATTATATGCAGGCGGCAAAATACAAGAAAGGTTTCCCCGATTTCGCCGCATTGTTTAGCCTCGATTCGGGGAATAAAATCGGCACAGACGTGAAGTTGGCGGTGGCGGCGGGCGAAGAGGGAAAACAGGGGAAAAAAGTATTGCGCCCGGCAAATGTGAGCGCCGATGCGGATTTCGCCCTAGGTCGCAAAGAAGAAGAACGGAAAATCGCCTTAGAGGCAAAGTTCTCACAAAACGAGGATTTGAAACAACTATTGATGGCCACCCATCGAGCGCAATTGTCTAAATTCGTGGATTCTGAAGAGGCGGTGGTAGATATACCCTTGATGCGAGTCCGGTCACAAAAAGCACAAAATTGAAAGGCTTTTACCACAATATCTATAACACCATCTTAACCAAACAACTACTTGAACAATGAACTCTCAACAACCAATCTCAGAAAACTGGATGAGCATGTATGTGCCATGTATTCCACCAGACATGATGCTTGATGGAAAACGATTTAGCACCATTGAAGACATTACCGATTTCTTTGAAAACAAACTGTGTATCGGAAAAGTCAAGCGCGTCGATTTAATTACGAAGCCTCGCGGACAAACAAACATCCTAGCCGCTTTTGTCCATTTCGATTGCTGGTATCACACCAGTGAAGCCATGCGAAAATACATGATGGGTGATGGAAACGGACAGTGCAATATTCATGGATATATCAAAAAGAATGGCGAAGACGACCGTGGCGAACATCGCAATTTCTATAGTTCGCAAAATCGCAGTTTCGGTCGTTATTTAACTTGCAAAATCAACACCAACCCAATTCCAGAAATTGCGCCGATGCTAGCCTCTGAACTCAATGTTCATCAACTCGTTCATGCACTCGAAGTCGCTCGCGAAACGATTGCCGAAAACGAAAAACGTTTAGAAGAGCAAGCTAGACGCATTGCCGAACTAGAGCAATTATTGGGTCCGATTGTCTCAGATAACAAGGGTCCGATTGTTTCAGATAACAAGGGTCCGATTGTCGCGGACAAGGGTCCGATGACCATCGACGAACTCGATGTATCGGGCAATGAATACATGGGTCACAACAAATCATCATACGTATAAAAACAAACCATAAAAAATACAGGCCTAAGTGCTTGTATTTTTTACACTTGCAGATTTATGACTGCATCTTTCGAATAACCTTCTAGGTCGCGAACCGCTTCCCCTGTCCATGGTTTGCGCAATAAACTAGACTCACCCGGCTCGCCAATCACTTGGAGTTGTTTTGGATAAATCACATTGCCATGTTCATCGCGATTTGATTTGGTATAATACAACATGCGCATTTCACCGCAGGCCACTGCAAATTTATAAGTTACTCCATACAATTCGCTACATATGTGACAATGCGTTGTCCATGAAGTGGCTACTGGTTGTTTTCTGCGCGATTTCGCAGACATCCTGTAATTTACAGGCATAAAAAATAAAAGGGTGGTATCCAGTTAATGCACAAAAACAAAGCCATCAGTTGCCATGATTGTTTGCAATGTATGCATGTTTATTGGATGGTTCGCGTATTCATGCAAATACATTTCGCCTAAATCTTCAACTTCAAACATTCCAATCACCATTTCGAATACATCGTCGTCGATATAGTCGGTTGTCTTTTTCAACCATGTACAAAAGGATTCGTCTTTGTCCGATTTTTTGTAGTCCTGATAGTGCTGCATCGTTTTCTTCAACGAATGATTCGATTCCGCCGAATAATCCGTCCCCGACAAAATGGCGATTTGCTGAAACGTCTTGAAATCCATCCCTAAATCACCCAGTATCGCAGAAGTGTCATAGAACATGATGTTATGATTCATCATGCTCAATTGTCGAAACACACGCGGGCAACCATAGACAAACATGTCCATGTCGTCGCTCATACACCCCCAGGCCTTGCCCGATTTTACCAGTTGCACGCACAAGACGTCGGCTTCGCCTTCTGCACATATATAATGCACCCCATAGGCATCCATCAAATCTTTCGCCTGCTGCAAATGCTCAAAGGTAATCGAGGTCATTTGCTTTTTCAACGCCTCCAGTTCTTTGAGTAAGTCCGCGTCTGGTTCCGTTTGTGTGTCGAGTTCTAACTTGAGCAACTGGTATTTTTCTTCGGCTTCGCGTTTCTGCAATCGCCGTTTCAATAACAATTCGCGTTTTTCGGCCGGGGGCTTGCCGTCAAAGACGAAAATCGGAACAATTTGATAATGTCGCAATAGCGAAATCATCAAATACAAATGTTCAAGCAGCGCATTTTCGGCGACAAATTTATACAAATAAATACTAATGTCGATGGTCACAATTTTGTTGGCGAGACTGCGCAAATGAACTTTCTGAATACTGGTTTTTTTGCAATGGTCCAGTAAATACCGATTTAAATGTTGAATCCCCATGTATAAAGATTCGTGAGTACTTGTTGTAATAGAGTGTCATAGATTTGATTATTCAATTTTCTAGAGCGCGAACGATGTCTGCACCTAAAGGGACGATTTCTTCACGGGCCTTTTCCAAAGCGGGTAGGGGCATATTGTGCAATACGTAATTTTCTCCCATATCCACCATGCGTTTCACTTCGCACCATTTCGCTTCGGCATCGAGCGGAACACGCAGGGGGAATTTTTCATACGGAAACACTAATTCCACAACGCCGTTTTCGTTGGTGGCGGTTTGATAGGTGTGGTCGGGTCGGTACTTGCGTAAAAGGGAGAGAATCAGATCGTGATTTTCCATTTGATTCTATAGATATATCTCTGTAAATAGTTTTTGTCATAATACTATAAGATGAAACCGATTAGTGGAGAACTTCAGCGCTATATCCACAAATACTATAAAATCGCCTATGAAAATGTATGCCAACATACCCGGTTCTCCCAGGTGCAAAAGAAATTCATCAATGATTTACATCAAGACATTATGGAAGGACATTTAGCATGGTTTCAACATATAAAAGTGGGTGCGAAAACGATGGATGACGCAAAACAGTCGGCGCACTATTCTTATATTCCCGATGAATTTAGGAGTATGGTTGAGAACTTGTTAGTACATCAAAAAACCTATGATTTTTCCATCGGAGACCGAAAGTTCTCCGTCGTCTTTTATGCGGATGCGGAAAAATCATTTGCAGGAACAAAATGGCTCAAATGTTTGCAGAAAATCTACATCTGGTTGCACGTCGCCTCGAAATATGCGGCTTCACATTGTTCTCGCGATTTAGTGATATACATGTATTTGACACATGCTAAAAAAACATTGCCCGCGGAAAATGTGACCATTGGACGGTCGCATGCAAACACGGCATTTACGACGGCTTGTACGGCTTCCACCGAAATCCATATTTATCGCGAAGAAGAATGGTACAAGGTCTTTATCCACGAAAGCTTTCATTCGTTAGGCCTCGATTTTGCAACTATGCCTACCGGCCTCGAACGGAAAATCAATCAACTCTATGGTTTAGGCGCACATGTGAATGATATTCGGCTCTACGAATCTTATACCGAAGTATGGGCGGAATTGATTCACACTTGCATGATTGTGCATTATCAAATGATTTATTACAAGGGGGAAGAGAACGCGCACACCCTGGGCCATTTCGCCGAAAAAGTACGAGATGCTTTGTGTTATGAAATCACCTTTTCTATGATACAATGCACGAAAGTTCTCAGCCACTATGGATTGTGTTATAGGGATTTATGTGCTTCGCCGCGAAGCGGTGTGGCCGACCAATATCGCGAGGCAACACCGGTGTTTTCGTATTATGTGGTGAAATCACTGCTCCTGTTTTTTGCGAATGATTTTATTGAATGGAACGTGATACACAATCACGGTTCATTCGATTTTACAAAAACCGACCGAAATATTCAGGCCTATATCACCTTTATAGACCAGCATCGAACAAATGCGAATTATTGCCGCATCATGTCCATGATGGATAATCTATATCGGAACTGCAAACGCGTTCAATCGACGGGTTCAACGACCATGCGTATGACACTTTTCGAAGATTAGGCTTGCATTTGTTTGAATTCTTTCCAGGAGATGTTTTTGCCTTCGACGGGGGCAAGTGGTTCTTCTTTCGGATATTCCTTGTCTAAAGCGGCACCCCGGCGGAGCGCAGCATCCACATAGAGTTCTTTCAATATTTTGCCCACCATGGCGGACCCTTCATGTTGGTCCGCTTTCCCGTCTTCGATTAATTTCAACACGGTGAGTAACTGAGTCATGATGTCTAAATCGAGTTCGTCTTTGAGAACCTTGTTGAAAATATCGGTGTAGTTGCTAAACAAAAACCAAGCTTGATTCTGACACATATTCATAAATGCCTGAGGGTCGGAACCGCGCAAATGCCCATCAGTCCTTTTCAGATTTTCCAGCGCGCGGATATCGTCGCGGATTTTGGTGCTGTGTTTTACTTTGCGAATCTGGTCCGTATTGTTTTCGCAATCGGAATTGTCCAGCAATTTCTTCAAATTCAGTTTTTCTTCGAAATTCATTGTCTATATGAGAACTATGACGATTTCTTTATGTGTTTTGGTTACTAACTAAATATATGCGCAAATCTTATAATGGAGACGATTTTAGATGCACCCGCAAATATTCATATCATTGCACTGGTTACCTTGACGGTTCTCCTCGGAATCTATTGGTATGTCATGAACTCACCCGCAATGAAGGAATTTAGGGAAACGATGGTCGATGTGAAGAACCGACTCTTGGTACATCTCTTTGTCAAACGCGATGGAATGATTTTAGCCACACAAGAACCCTCGTGGTTTGTCTCGTTGTTGGAAGCATATGGTTTGTTGTAAAATGGTAATAAAGACAATATGGCTACATACATATATGATTCCAGGGAAGGTCTATACCTACAGATTTAGCGCAAATATTCGACATACTTGTTCTAGTGATATTGTCTGCGGGAATGAATGCTATGAAAATGACGGGTTGTTTGTGGGAATGACGCCCGAGACGAATTTTTGTATTTTTGTCGGCGAATTCGGTCATAATTTTCGCGTTCATTACGTTCTCGCTGAACAAGTCGGTCGTGAAGTGGCAGAGGGTGATGAATCGACCTATCGCGCGATGAAAATGTTTGCCATGAGTAATTCTCCTAAATATATCGAACCTTTAGGATGTGGGGATTATACGCCGGTGCTCTTTGTGGAATATGTGGATTTGTGTGTCAAGGTGGTTCGCGAATCGTCGGGGGTCGAACAAAAACACAATCGTTATTGTGACATGGTTTAGCCATTTTTATCTGCGTACAATATATAATGAAATTTCGTCCATTGTATATTGCCATCATTGCGATTTTGTTTGTGATTGTTGTAATGGCGTCTTCTGCGGGCGCAACCTTTGTGCCTTATTCGAAAGATACCTTGTTTTCTCGCGAATACCCCTATGAAGGTATGGTTTCCGGTCCTGCCCCCGTCATGCAAGGCAATGCGAATGCGGCTCCTGCAGTGCCAGAAAAGGAGACCGAATCCGCAAAACCAGTTTCGATGAGTGACAGTATTGCTGCTTGGTTTGGAGGAAATACATGCAAAAGCAAAAAAGGCGATTGCCGAAAAGTCGAAGGATTCGCCTTGCAACCTGCTCCATTTGCCGAATCCCCTACCATTGACCGTTATGGGAAAACCCCTTCCGGACCAGAATGCATCGGACAAGGTTCGGGATATTCGAAATCATTAGGACCCTTGTGCATGTCAGAAGAAGACAAGCGCATGTTATCTACCCGTGGTGGAAACGCCGCCGGTGGTGATTCGATCATTGGTTAAGCATACATATGTAATGTATTGTACATATGTATTTGACTTTTATTTTTTAGCGGCAGCTTTGTGTTCGCGGTCTAATTTGTTGTACAGCGCAATGATTTCACCACGTTGTTCTGGTTTTGCCATCTTGAGTAATTGGTATAATTGAGCAATTTTGTGCTCTGGATGAAGGGTTTCCACAATCATGTTATTGACTTTCATTTGGTCATGGGTCTCTAGCAAGACATTGTAAAGTGGTTCGCCATTGTATGGAACACGAGTGACTTTATCAACCAGTCCGACTAGGTCTTTCGCTTTGATCATTACATCATCAAATAAAACCTGGTGATTTTGACTGATCAAGGTGGTTTCAGAAGGATAGTTGTTTCCTAAGGCGTGTTTCGCAATGCGAATCAAGTGTTTTTCATCAGAGACGGTTTGGGTGACGGCCACGATGGCGTTGTTGTTGATGGTATGGTTATGAATATCGATTTCATCAATATGGACGTAGCCGTGGTTGGTCAAAACAGGAGTCTTGGCAGGGAAACATGGGTTGCCGGAAGGTGTGCCGACTAATATTTCTATAATTAAGCTTTTGGCCATACCGGGAGCAGTATATGTGACTCCATTTAAAGAGTAAGCTGGAGATATCGTTATAATATCAGAGTCGCCGTATGCACCTGAACCTTTATAATTTGCGAAAAAGATATTTACAATTGCTTTTTTGCTTTCGTTTGGGGGTGGGGTTGTAAAAAAGTTTATAGATAACGGCCCCTGACGAGTAAAGGTATTTGTACCTGTAAATGAAATATAATTAGAAATTTCAGTGTATATACCAGGACCAGTACTCTGTACTATAGCAAAGGATCCACCTGTATAGTTTATAGCGAGATCAGCTACATTAGCAGTAGTTGCTGTAGTAGTACTAGTAAATTGGTTAATTATTGAATTAACACTTGCTGTTGCAGTGGCTTCTGATGAAACATATATTCTATAACCAGCGAATATATCACCATTTGGGCCTGCATAAGAAGCATAAACATTCGTTTTGTCGATAAGATCGAGAGTAATTGTCATATTTGTATTTACAAATATATATATTTGCTAAATATATTATTTCGTACAAATAAAATAATGCAACCCACAATATTTACATGAATCAATTACATCCACCAGATCAAACCATAAATCGATTACATCCACCAGATCAAACCATAAATCGATACTCCCGATACACTACATACGCCAAAAACAGTCCGAAAAAGTTTTTCGCAAACAAATCCAGTACATTGTACATGATGTTTTTCACGTAATAGGACATCAGTGCAGCAATTCCGTACAATGCCCAAATGATAGCAAACGTCCAAAACAATATTTGTCCTGTCATCGTGTATTTTGCAAAATAGTGATATATCATGGCAAAATAGAGCACAAAGGGTACAAATCCGATACATACCGACCAAACATTAGGTAGCACATTTGTTTCGCCTAAATATCCAACATATAACATCATCCAATTCAACAACAAAATCGGAATAATGGTGGATTTATTTTTGTAAATAGCCTCTAAAAATGGAAAATACGATTTCTTTGATTTGCGTTCATTATCTGTAGGCGATGATTCATGCATCTTCAAAAAATCCAGATAAATACACAAGGTAATCAACATCGACGGGGTCGTAAGTACCCAGTCATAATATCGCGAAGGTGTTATATTTTCCACGTCGGCAAACGATGAGGCAAACCATCCATAAAAAGTTCCTTCGACGACTTGCACGGCAATTTCGACCCCCAATAATGTTTTGAGAATGGCTAAATCTTGCGCAACCGGTAGGTAATATATGTAAATATCCAATAGACCCGTCAATATTTGTACGACAAGTGATGCATATACAGTCACATGTAGCATAGTTTTTGCGCAATTTTCTTTCATTATATATTTATTCTTTATTTTTCGCACTCGCATATGCATTGTAATCAAATGTGCTTTCACAATATTCACAATAGTAAATCGTTTGACTGCATTCGGGGTGAATATCGACCATATCTTCAATGATACGATGATTGCAATGATTACGAATATAGCTTTGTACCGACTGGTAAATGGCAGCATATTCGAGTGTATGATCTTTCGGTGCAATACGTTGCATTTGATTGCGGACATTTACCATAATACGTAAATCTTGTTCCATGTTTTCTAGATAGTATGAATCGATGTGTCTAAGTCAGTTTTGGGGTAGAAAAAATTGAACTATGGTTGAAGTTGATGTTGAAGTACAACTACAACATCAAATGATTCATTTAGCGATCGCTGCGATCATCTTTATTAGTATAGGGGCATGTCTCGTTATCGGATACATTTCCGCTAAAATATATGACCGATGCTGCAAACGATGTAGAGACGATGTCTTGAACAAGTCGTTGATTGATTACTTGTATGAAAACTGACCCCTTAGATATCTAAGGAAATCGTGTTTTTATCTGAACGCTGTTTTCGTTTCGAACGTTTTGGCATATTGGCATTTTGGGTATCCCTCAAGGAACTGATACTAATCATACTGTCGTCTTCACCCGCGGATTGCTCATGAATATCGACGGTACGAGTCTTGAGACCCGCTAAAATATTATCTATATCGCTGTTTTGCGGACCACGCATTTCTTGGCGTGGCGCATTGACGCTCGCATATTGATTCGTACTGACACCTTCTTCGGAAAACATGGCTCCGCGACTGGCTGCAATATCGGGTCGGTTCGATGGACGTTCCGTGAATGTCATTCCCGGTCTAGGCATAGGTCCCATGTTTTTTGTTTCCACGGGTGCGGGTGGTGCCGGACCACGAGGGCGTTGCGATTTTTGTTCATTCATCATATTGCTCGCCATGGCGAATCCAGGGGATTTTTGACTCATACTACTCACTGTGGCATCGGTAAACATACGCATCAATTCCGGACTTTGTTTAATGACGTCGTTGAATCCGGGGGTGGCACTGGAAAGCGCCTTGTTGGTGAAATTGACTACCGCCGCACTGAATCCGAGTCGCAACAATAACGACAATTCCGGTGCCATCTTTCCACCCTTGTATTTTTCGTGCAATTCAGAAAAAATCTCCTCATAACTGTCAATGTCTTCATTGACCTGTTCTCCCCATCCGTCTAAATTGAGACCGAAAGGGTCGAACGCCGCATTCGCATATTCCACGGAATTGACAAAGGTCATGAACCACCACCCTTGTAGTTTGACGCTGTCTTTTTTGCGTTTGTCTTCGAGCGCCGTCTCGTATTCATCTTCGACTTCTTCGTAATTCGAATCCATGTTGAAATGGGTAATGTTTTTGACTAAACCTTTCTCATACCACTCCTCTAGTTTCTTAATCATGAGGCGTTTTTTGCGGCGTTTTTCGCGGTCCGTTAGACGTGAAATAGATGGTTCAGCAGGAATATCATTGATTTTCGTGAATCCATCCCAGGTGCTGGTTTTCCCCACACTTTCGGCGGTTGCTGAACCGAGTTTCGAATCCGTCGGACCAGAATTGCCTAAACCAAACATTCCTCCTAAACCTCCCAGGAATTTTGATTCACCACCTCCAGAACTTCCGCCCACAGGTTCAGATGGAGTATCATAGGCATATGCGGAACCGCCCGAAGACATTCCCGACAAATTATGCAAGTCACTTTCTAATTTATCCAATTCGCCTAAATCTATGGCAGTATTCGCCGCCGACTTTTTCTTGTCGTTCATCAATAATTCAATCCCCATTCCAAAATTCACGGATTTAGGCGGTTCAGCCGGTCCATCATTGAAATTTAGAGAAATGGGTTCTAAAGAATCTACTCCGATGTCGATGACCTCCATAGTTATTATGATAGAGATACACTATTTATTTTTAAGTCTTCCGCATAATTAATTAGTTTTGCACGCTTGAGATACCATATTCCTTGCAAAAAACAATCCGCTAAATCATCCCGCTTCGTCGCCGATTCGGTCGCCTTCCACAACTCTTTTGCATAAGTCCAATCATTCGCCTCCATCAATTGCGAACAAAATGCAATCCCGTCTTTTTTGTGTTGCTTGTAGTTTTGCGACGAAGTCCCCGAGTTCTCTTGAGCGCTCGCAAAATCCTTGAGTTTATTCCCCGAAGAGACGAATTCAATATGGATATCGGGACGTCCACGCATAATAAAGTATTGCGCCAACATCCCTTGAATGGTTTTCATACGATTTGCTAAAATACCAATCTGGTTCTCTAAAACAACATGTGTAATAGAATTGTCTGTCATCAGGGGAATCTGGTCGAGTAGTCGGGTCATGTTGCGACCGATGGATACTAGATCGGTTTCTCCTGCCGTTTTCTTTTTGGGGGTGGTGAGAACCTGGAATGTCTTTTCTTCGAAAAAGGCCAACATTCGCTCTAACAATCCCTTTTTCGTGAGCGGAATCGTCGATTTGTCGAAAATGATTTTCCCGAAAACCCCGTATTTGTTCGCCATGACCAGGAGTTCTTCGTATTTGAGTTTTTTCAGAGCCGGTGGCGAAGATTCTTTTTGCGGAATCAACCACTCTTGTTGAGAACTTGCATGTTTTTCGCAAAACCACCCCCCATTTTTCGTATATTTCGCCTTTTTCCCACAGAGTTTAGGGGGCGTGTTCTCCCCTTGCGCTTTTTTAGATACCTTTGTTTTCAAAGGACAGGTGCAAGTATGCGCCGTCGCATGTGCTACATCGTCCATCAGATTTAGTATTCCCCATTTTTCTATGGAGAGTGGAGAACCTGACATCGAAAACACGCAAAAAGCCATATTTTTGATGCCAATATCGAAACTCACGAGTTTTTGCATCCAATACTAACGGTTGCCTCAATCTTCCTAAATCCTTTTTCCCCTAAAAAACAAAAACAACTATAGTATATAATGACCGAGACTCGTCGAAATTCATTGCGCGAAAATGTGGAGAACATTTTACAAAATCAAGACGCTATGCAAAAAATCAACGTCGGAATGACCCTATTGTTAGAAGTCTACCGAGTTCTCATGGGCGCCCTGTTAGTGTCCTTTGTCCCTCAAAAATGCGGTGACCATATATGTTCTCCTACTGAAAACTTGTATGCAGGTAACGGACTCTATATTGCGGGGTTCGTCGTGAATTTCATGACTTTAGCCGCCTTTGTTTCCTTGTATGTGGTCGAAGTCAAGCGCGAAAACCGTATGATTA